CGCATGTATTAGCTCAAGGAGTCATTTATCATGTAATTAACTTTGATGGTGATCTAGTTAGCCCTGCACGTGGTCATCCATCAGGGCATGCTTTGACTACTCTCATCAATGGGATCATCAACTCCATTTTGATGCGTTGTTGCTTTACATTGTGCGGTGGAAAGCCTGAAGAGTTTACTAAGCACGTTGTTTTTCGCTCTTTTGGGGATGATGGAGCTTGCTCTGTTTCTAAGGAAGCTAGTTCCTACTTCCATTTTGCTTCTATTTCTGCTGCGATGACTCAGTTTGGGATGAAGTACACCCCTGCAGCTAAGACTGACACTATGTCTTTCTTCTTAGACTTTAGTGAGATTTCCTTTCTTAAAAGGAAGTTTGTGCCTGATGGTACTGGGGGTTATTATGCTCCTATTGACAAGAGTTCAATGATCAAGTCTCTATGCTTTATCAACACTAAGTGTGGTCTAGATCCAGAGGCACATGCCTATGTTGTCCTAAATGGATTCTTATCTGAGAGTTTTCATTATGGAGAGGCATTCTTTCGAGAGACTCGGAAGAAGGTTGAGAAATTGATTGAGGAGTTCGGTTTAGAAGAGTTTGCCGATCATCCTTTGATTACTTATGAGGAGAGATTAGCTGGTCACAATATTTAAGTTGATTAGTTTGTTGTATATATTTCTTTCCTCATTTCGTCCGTAATGACATAAAACTATCCCGTTAGGGAAAGTCCGGTTCTAATACGGGCTACACAAGCACATTAGATGTAATTATCTGAACACTATTTGTACATAATTAAATAATATTTATGGAGCGCTTCAGTACTCAAGAGAAGCGGATTCTTACAATTGGAGGCCTATTTAGGCTTACTTGCCAGTGCCAATGTAAATAAAGAGCAGGCACGCTCCAGGCTACCCCTTGGCTGAGTCACCAAGGGTTTCGTAGTATACTGACTCACCGACAATGCTGTACGTAATGAGGGTAGCGCCTCTCAAAACGCCATGTCTGACACTCAAGGGATTAAGAACGTTAACCTTGAGAATTCTGTCTTTGAAGAAACGTCTACTAACAAAACTGTTGATAATGGTGAAATCTTACAGTTTAGAGATGTGGAAGCAGTTAAAACTGTGACCACAGGTCATTTGATTGATGAAACGTCTCGTGCCATTGATTATAATCGCATGGCACTTAATGACTTCTTTGCTCGTCCAGTTCGGATTCATGTAGAAACGTGGAGCCTGAACACTACTTATTTCACTGTTCTTAATCCATGGCAGTTGTATTTTAATAATCCAGCCGTTGTGCGTAAGCTCTGTAATTTTGAGTATATTCAAGCAAAG